GCATGTTGCTCGCCGCCTTTGCTCATAAACTCGTATTCGGTTAAGAATTTTTTCCTTGCGGCTTTATCGCTGTCCTCACAGTGTGATTGGGATAGCATGGCTTTGTAGTAAAGTTTCTTCTTCGAACTTGTGTACTGGACCCTCGATCTCAACCAGGAGCATATCGTGTGATAGGTCACCACTCCAGATTCGTAGGCGGCATGGGCTAATCTGGATGAGAGGGCGTTCATCACATCTTTAGTTACGTCACGTATTCTCGCTAAGCCTTCCATACTGGGCTATAACCTGGGCAAGCATTGTCTGTTGAGCATGGAATAAACTTGGTTGTTGGGTGTTTTATTAGTCCATTCTATGGTGCCGTTGGAACCCATCAAAGAGTATCCGGTGAGCTGTGTTGATCCATCGGACATGTCGGATTTGACCGTTTTCTCTAACTTAGCTTTCTATCTTTGTACATCACCATCGATTTTGTAATCAAATTTCTCTGATTCAATCTCCCAATTTGCACTAATTAGTGATGGTGAATTATTCGAGAGCTCGGTTATTTCCTTATTTGCATAATAATCCACTCTTGTGGACACAGATTCTATCAAATTGTCCTACTCTCTCCTGGAATATACGGAGCATTGGAGCTTGTTCCAGCTATTGTTGACCTGGAATAAATTCTTTCTCGATTTCACCGCATTAATCATTGTTGACATATAGCTCAGCTTGCATTTTGCGTATACAGGCTATATCCCTTCGACCATATCGGGATGGTGGCACAGCAACACCTTGCCTGTGGAATTTTGTACCCACTCTCTTATCGCCTCTCTTTGATACGTTAATAGCTCCTTTGAGTTGTTTGCATTGTGTGCTTTGCGCATCAACACTCTTAGTCCTGGTCTACAGCGTCTGAATATGTCATCCACATCTTTGAATTCGCTGCTTCTTTTAATTGCATATGATGTTTTACCATGAGCCATAGGCATGCACATTGCAACCGATGGGGTGCTCCCAGCCACGTATATGCAAGAGTTCTTGTAATTTAATTCATTCAACTTCTCGCATACCTTCCTGTAATTCACCCTCTTACCGTTGTAGATCTATATTGATAACAATTCAATGTACGTATTTTTCATGAAAAGGGTGTAGGGCTAACCATAAAACAGCAGCCTTTGCAATAAAGTCATTACTAATATTGCGGACATAGAACAGTGCGCCATATACCACATTAGTGATATGGTAGTG